CATAAATGGTTCAACTTCATTAAGCTTCAAAAGAAACTCCAAGAGTGGAACATTACTATCACAATGCCTGACAAAGATTCCGAGCCTACACCATTTCAGAAACGAAGCGAACATGATTTCCTTAAGAGGTCTGAACACTTTTGTCCTCTTAGAAATTGTTTCGTTGGACGTCTTGAAAAATCGTCTTTGATGAAAAGTCTTCTTTACATTCTTCCATCCAAAAAAGAAGAGAGAACAATGCAACTTGGTCAGATGTTTGCTTCTGTAGCGGACGAAATGGCTTTGTACTCGAAAGAAGAATATGAAGAGTTTATGGATTTTGCTAGGAAAATGAAGGAGCAGTACGACTTGAAGATGTACAATTTTGATTTTTCATATGAATATCAGGTTGTAAGGTTCATGTATGTTCAAGGCAGATTACACAGCGAATATCATCAAAGAGAAAAGCCTAAATTAGACACTTTGCTCAAACAATGTAATGCCCCAGAGCATTGGGAAAATTTCCTCAAGCATAGTGTACAAAACGAAGAATTGAAAGAATGTACTTTCCAGGCTGATGACATTCCTTCATATACATGGAAGACATTTAAGCAAAAGGCTATTAAGAGAATTCAAGATGCAGAGTATGAGTATTTTAAAGAGTTCCAGACCATTTATCGGTTATGGAACTTTATTTTTAATTGTTACTCATTTCTTTTCCTTGACCAAATAGTTTTCAGAGATCCAATTACAAGGATTTGGAACTGGTGGTATTATACTGGTTGCCAGAAGTACACAGGAAGAAAGAGTTTCATTAGAAGGTGCGCTGAAGCGAATGAATGGAATAGCCTGTGGATTACTTTTCTATATAATTTCTTCAAGTATGTGTGGTTTAGAGTTTATAGGTTAGTTTTTGGAAGAACTATCGATTCTTGTACTACAAGATTCGTTTCCTGGGCGTTTCCAAAACCTACCCCAGCAAGCAATTTGAAAACGATTGAAATATTTGACGCGGTTGAGGAGTTTTTTCCGTGGGCAAATAATGAAATGTTTTTTTTCTTCCGGTACCGATATCAGGATTTAGGAAAATATCCCGATTTTGAATCCATTAGAACTGACATGAGAGAATTGTGTTTAGAGTTCGAAGACGTAGTCCTTCAATATGAGAGGGCTGCACGAGAGTTCGATAGCGAATGGATGTCAAGGATTCAATATCATGGCGTGCGCAGGATGCGACGTCACATTCGTTTAATTGAACAGGGTACATCTTCAGGCCCTATAACTGAAGACACCCCACACTCAGTCGGTGTCCAAGGAGAAGTACTGAGAGGAGATGCTGTAGATTACCACAGGTCGACGAATCGTGCAGCGGTCGGCCGAAGAAGGCACACATCTCTAACCGCGTCCTCGAAGAGAGGAATTCTGATCACTGTATTACTTATATTATGGTGGCTTATATCAGCCGGTAGCGCACAAGATCCGGGAAGCAATGAGCTGAGCAACCCAAGAAGGATAAGAGAGCTTACAGAAAACAGAG